GGGACGATGTTGGGGGCCGCTGGCATGGCATCGAGGGGACTAGTGATAGTGCGGGCAAACTGGGGGACGCAGTGAAGGTAAACCTGCGTTGTCTCTACGCTGTTGTGCCCTAGCAATTCTTGAACTTGGGTGATGCTGGCTCCGCCTGCGAGGAGGTTGGTGGCAAAACTGTGGCGCAGGGTGTGGGCGGTGACGCGCTTGTGCAGACCGGCTTTGCGGGTGGCGAGTTTGAGGGCTTTGCCAAGGGTGTCTTCGTGGACGTGATGACGGCGGATGATCTGCGTTCGCGGATCGGTGCTTTCATTGGCGGCGGGCCAGAGCCAGAACCAGGGCCATTCGCGCCCGGCGTTGGGATATTTGCGCTCCAATCCATCGGGCAAATAAATGGGCATGGCTCCTGCGGCGCGGTCGCGATCATAGATAACGCGGATGCGCTCCAAGTGTGCATGCAGCCGATGCACGAGCGTGCGGGGCAGGACGGTGATGCGGTCTTTGTCGCCTTTGCCACCGCGCACGGTGATGAGGCAGGCGTCAAGGTCGATGTCTTTGATGCGAAGGGCGAGGAGTTCAGCGATGCGAAGGCCGGAGCCGTAGGCGAGTTCTGCCATGAGGCGGGTGCCAGGCGGCATGGCATCTAGAAGGCGCTGCATTTCCTGGGGCGAGAGCCATGTGGGCAGGCGTTTGGGCCGTTTGGCGCGTGCCCATTTGCCGAGATCGCCCAGGGGTTCTTTGAGAATATCCCGGTAGAGGAAGACAATGGCGTTGAGCGCTTGATTTTGGGTGCTGGCGGAGCTGCGCGGGGCGAGCTTTTCCAAATAGGTGCGCACGCGGTCTTCACGCGGCAAGTGGGCGCATGTCTTCACATGCTCACCAAACCGGGTGATCCAGCCTGCATAGGTGTCTTCAGTGTGCCGTGACAGCCTGCGCATGCGGCAGACGAGGCGCACTTGCTCTTCCATTTCGGCTTTTGTCATGGCTATGTGGAAAGTTATTCTGGTTAATCACTGTTCGGCTTATTCATCATTTACCAGGAAGCTAGAGGCCGATGAGCAGATGAGATATTCCTTCATCAGTCGGTCCCTGCGAGAAGGGTCTTTTTCGGCGTCGATGTCCCGCTTGATGTCGGCGGCCATGTCGTCGAGTCGGTGGATTGCGGGTGCATACAGCGCCTGCTTTGCCCATCGCGGCAAAAGCCGAACAAGGCGCGGCAGATAACCGCTCTGGGCTGGTTGTAGTGTATTCATAGTCTTAGGTTCGCGGTATCTGCGCTTAGACGTTCGCCTCAGAATCGCTCGCCCCCGTGTCGGCGATCCCCAAGGCCATGAATTGCAGATCAGGCTGCTTGTTCATCAGCTTGGCGTATTCCATTTCCATCTTCACCGTCGTGAGGATCTTCCCCGTTGCGTTGACGATGGCATTCACGTTTGCAGGCGTGGTTGTTTTGGCTCTTAGCGCGTCGATTTCCTCGCAGAGCATTTCACGGATTTGGTGCATTGTTTTCATGTGGTTTTGATCAAGCGTTTGAGTTTGAGTTGTAACAGTTTTAGTTCCCTTAGAGCCGTCGGTATGTCCTTGAACTCAAGAGCTGTGCCTCTCACGAGGCACTGAGCGGCATAAGACAGGGTGTGAATTTTTCTGGTGTTTCCCCATTGTTTCGAGTATTCGGCAACCCATTCGCGGTTGTTTTCTTTCCACTGCCGCGCCCTAGCTAACCAAGTGTCCCGGTGCTTCCAATATGTTTTCCGGCACGATTCGCGTTTTTTGACCGGCTGACGAGATGGTGCCGCATCAGAGCAGGGCTTGCACTTTCTCTGGGTCCAGCCATTTAGGCTTTCACCCACTTTTAGAGGCACTCCGCATGAGGTGCATTTGCAGTTCTCTTCTGCGTATTTTCTTCTCGTTTCCCGGTCTTTCAGTTGTTCCTTTTGTCGTGACTTTGCGATGATCTCAGGGTTGTTTTGCTTATATTTTCGGCTGCGCTCCCTCGACCCAGTTACTTTGCATTTGTTGCATTTGATCCTACTGCGATGGCATGGAGCCACCTCATGCAGCGGACGAAGCGATGTGCCGCACTGGCAACAAGAGGCGAACAAGGCGCTGCTGCCAATGACTGCCGCGTGGGAGTCATTAGCGAAAGCGGAGCTGGAGGGCGCGGCATTCATGGCAGAGCTGATTCGTTATGTGCTTGCAGTGCTTTCGGCACGTCGTCCTTTTCGAGAGTCTTTTTGAAGCCGAAGTTTCCGGCGACGTGGTAGCAGATGATTCCTTCCGGCTTCCCGAAGCCGGGCGCGGCCTTGCTGCCGTTCGCCCGCAGGTCGGCGATTGCAGCTTCGCAGGCGTCCGTCGTGAAGATGCCGCGATACATCACCGGCACGAGCGAGCAGCACGCGGGCAGCACGTCCTGCATTTTCACGATGCGCGGGTCAGCGGTTGGGATTCGCTGCGGAGTTTCACCGGCCAGACACCAGCGCGAGACGTTGAATAGACTCCATCGCTTTTCGGCCATGCCGTATTTCCGCTGGATGCCTTGCCCCCACCATTCCCCGAAGTGTCGCCCGACGCCCAGCGTCATCAGTTCTTCGCGGTGAGCGTATGCCCACGCCGCGAATCCGTAGTTGTCTTGCTCTGGTGTTATCCAGCGCGTCCGCGAGCCGATGAGCATTTGACCGTCTTCGGTGATGCAGACTTGCGCGTTCGTGCCATCGAGCTTTTCGGTGATGATGCAGTCGCGGGATAGCCGAGTGATTTTCGGAAATTCCACGAACGCACATAACAAATCGGTCGAGCTAACCCCGCCCCCGCTCTCCGCAGTGAGTTCATTTTTCATTTGGTAGTCCTTTCTGCGAGCCACCGCCGCTTACGGGGCGGGGTAGCTCACCTCTATTGTTCTGCCAAAGACCGCGCTTTTTGAGGGCGCGAACGGTTCGGGTGATTTCATCCACCCCAGGCATGAGTTGCAGCCTCACATTCTTGCCCGTCTCTTCGCAGTATGACTTGATCCACCGTTTCGGAAGCAGCCTGTCAGTCTTGCGGAAGGTGATCTTGCCGCAGTGAGCGCAGCGATACCAGAAAGCCGTTCGAGGCAGAACCACGGCACTGCTGCCAACCTTCGGGGCGGATGTAGTTTTTCGTGCTTTCATGCGTCAGTCGCCGCCCCTTTGGTCGGCAGAGTTGGGTCGTTAGGCGGGTTTAGAGTTGCTGGGTTTGTGAGTCGGTTTCTGAGGCTTCTGGGGTGGGGTCAGGCTGTCGTGCATGAGGGTGCTCATGACGGGCGGCGGCGGCAGCTTGACAACGTTCGCAGGCGTGTTCGGGATCTGTGGGGAGGTCTGGGAAGGTGCGGTGGAAGTGGCAGTGGGCGCAGAGGGTGGGCAAGGTTCAGGGAGGATCTGGGGTGTGGTGTCGTGCTGGGTGAGGGATGATGGATGCCAGCCGGCTTTGCGGCTGAGGGAGTGGAAGATTTCGGCCAGCTCGGGATCGGCGGCGATCTTGTCTGCCCAGTAGTGGAGCATGCTCTGCTGCTGCGGGGTGATATCGGGGGACCAGGTGCGGACTTCTTCGCGAAGGCGCTGGGTGGTGCTATCGAGGATGTTTTCGAGCGCGGCGGAGGGCAGGGTGTCTTGCAGCCAGGCGCTGACGAGCTGGGATTGCTCGTATTTGTCGAGCACGGCGATGTAGGCGGCTAGGTGGTCGTCTCGCATGGGACGTGAGCCGGTGATGTGCAGGCTGACGGTAGGCCGATGTATGCCGCTTTTCTCGGCAAGGTCGCTTTGAGTCCAGCCGTGCATTTCAAGCGTGCCAGCAAGGGTTTTGGCGGCCAGTGGGGTGTTTTCCATGTAGCACAATGATACAATTTGCATAATCTGCAAATTAATCTTGCGCTATTTGTTTCTTAATGTTACTGGTTTGACCATGGAGACGACGATTGATGCCATTTTCAAGCCTGAGGAGCTGCGTGCTGCGAGGACCGAGATGTTTGCGGAGCAGGTGAAGGAACTCCGGGCGTTTGCCCGAAGGGCTGACGCTCCTGCGAAGCGTGTGGTGCTGTGTGAGCTGGAGCAACGCCTGAATGTGTGGCGTGCCGAGCTGGAGCAGGCCGGACTGGTAGAGCCGCAAGCGGCCTGATCCCTTTCCCTTTTCCTGATTCACTGAATTTTCCCCCACCCCACACCTAACCGGAGACATGACCAGCGCCATGCACACGAAGAACAGGGTAACGCACGCCGCCACAGATGACACAGGACGGCGGGCGATCTTTTTTGATCGCTTGATGAAACACTTTCCCGGCCTGCGCCGGATGCACCTGGAGGCCGCTCGCTGTGTCGCGCTGGACTCACGGGTGGACAACGGGGAAACCGGCGCAGGCTTGGGATTTAACTGCGGGAGGGCTGCGTGATGAGCATGCCGGCCAAAAGTTTGAGAATTTCCCGCCTGCTGCTCGGCGCAGGTGAGGTGGCGAGGGCTCCGCGCCGTGAATCCGTGGTTGGGGGCACGGCGCGGAGCATGCTTGTGCAGGTGCGCCGTGTGACGCGTGACCGCCAGGGCCGCCGGATCGTGGAATGCTGGACTGAGACGACGGGAGGTGCGCGATGAGCCATTTCCATGCGTATGAGCCGACGCTAGCCACGGCTGTGTGTGACGTGCTGCTGATCGGCGTGGTGTGCTGCGCTGTGCTGGGGCTGCTGATGGGCCTGCGTGGGCTGTTTGAGCGGCTGGACCGTCGGGCGGATGCTTCGACTTACGCGGATGAGGAGGATGCTGTATGAGCGAGGAGGCTTTTCAATCGTTTGAGGCGCTTCGGAATGATGTGGCAGTGAAGACAGCGCGGCTGTGTGAGCACATCGAATCTGAAACGGATGTGAAGCGAGTGATGGCGCTGGAGGCGCTGCCTTGTGCTGCTGATGGGGGAGATATTCAGCGATGGCTCTACCTGATCGAGACGCCTTTCATGACGTTTCCTAAATACGCCCTGGGCACCACGAATGCGGGCAACAATGATGTGCGCATTTTGATGACATGCAGTGCGGAGTGGAGGGTAATTGAGGCTTTTGATGAGGCGCTGAAGCATGGCGGCGTTTTGCCGCGTGAGAGTGACTGATTTTGACTGCGGCCCTTTTCTTTTTTCAAAACTACCATGGGAAGGAAATCAACACGATCGAGGGAAGCGCCAAGCGCGGCTGAATTGCTGCGTGAGGGTGTTTGGACGGTGCCGCAGGTGGCGGTGCTGCTGGATACGCCGGAGCGCATCGTGGCGAACTGGTGCAGGCTGCGGATGATCCCTGGAACTGTGTTTAAAGATTCGGCCTGGCGCATCCCCGGCAGCGGTCTTTTCTTTTTTTGTGGGGGCAAAATCGAGCCTCGATACAGGACGAAGACAGCGGCGGCGCTGCTGGACATTTCACCGGCCACGCTGGAGGGCTGGATCAAGGCGGGGACGCTCAAGAAGTCCAAGTGGGGCGTGGCGAAGTCGGCCCCGGTGCGCATCACGGAAAGCGAACTGATGAGGTTGTTGAGCCATGCAGACTGATCGCCATTCTCACCCGCTGTGGAGCAGTTTGAAGGAGGATTGTCATCTCCTGGAGCAGGGAGGCATGGCGGTGGCTGTGGGAATGGATTCTGGGGCGGGGAAAAAGTTGGCGTTGCGGCCGGGTGGGCGGCCGATTGGCGGGAAAGCTACCACACTGGATAATGTATCTAATGGGTTACGCGCTAAGTGTGTTGCTTCTCAAGCGTTTACGAATGCTTGCCACACTATTGGTCACACTTCTATGACTTCGACCAGCTCATTTCAAAGAGGGGGGGAGGGGGTCGTCGAGCGCTCGGGCCGCGCTTCTCTCAATACATTGTGCCAGCCAAAAATTATTCACATTGCCGTGGCCGTCGTTGGTTTGGCTGGGCGGGCGGGGTGGAAACACTTGTTGCTCTGCCGGGAAGTGGAGTCGGGCGCGATTTGCAGCGTGCGGGTCACGAGATCCGGCCATGCCTGCGCTCCCTTTGTCGCGGGTGCCATTCTGAACTGCCTGCCCGGCACTGACACCGATTTCGTGTTTGACGGTCCGGCCCGAAAAAAAAGGGCGCGGCGGACACTCAGCCCTTCACACCCATGAGCACTCCAACAGAACTTCATTGCCCGCAGTGCCTGCTTAGCCACTGCACCGACGGCCGAGAGACTGACTGTCCCGGCCCGGCTGGAATGGTGCCAAAAAAAGAAGGGAGTGCGGCGTGCATGGATGGCGCTTCCATGAAGATCCTCACGACGATGGGGCTGCGCATCCTTGAGCTGGAAGACCTGATTGTGCGGGCGGCCGACATGGAGAGCGATGACTCCGTGCACCTCGACGTTCTGCGTGAGGCTCGCCGCATCTTGGGCAAAAAAAAGGAGGCCGCGCGATGAGCACCCAGGACAAACTCATCGAGGCCAGGCGGCTTGTGTCGGAGGCGCAGCGGGAAGTGACCGACGCCACAGGCAAGACCGCGCTGCTTTACGCCACCAGCGAACTCAACACGGCGCTGGCTGTGCTCAACCCCCACTTGCCCACCGACCGCAAACCGGTGCGCGATCCCTTCAATTGCGACCTACGCCGATGAACTCCCTCGAAAGCAAAATGACCCTGCCAGTGAACTTGCGCGTGATCATCTGCGAAGTGCGCGACAACGGACAGATGTGGCCGCTCGGTCAAATTGACATCCGCACGGATGACCACGCGGCCTTTTCCAGCGGAAAAAAGAACGCGCCGCTGATGATCGCGCCGCTGGAAAAAGCGCACGCCGCCGTGGTCCGCCAAGCGGCAGCGCTGGCCGCACAGCAGACGATTCAGCAGCTCGGCAAACCGGAGAATTCAACGCAGCACGACTTTTGATTTATGCCCACTGACACCACCATTTTCCGCACCCAGCACACGGCCACGCCGACGCGTGACGACGAGGGCAAGCTCAAGAAGTTGCGAACCTGGAAGCATTGGCGCAAGTATGGCCTGCGTGGCGATGCGCTGCAAAAGCGCACGCACATGTCGCTGAAGGAAGTCCGCAAATGGGCGGCAGATCTGAACTTTGACCTGGAGGGATTGGCCTGATGAGTGACGCACGCCTGTCCTGTGCTTTGCCAGGTCATCCCAAAATGAAAAAACTGGTGCATCGCCTGCATGAGGCGGGAGCCTGGGGTTTCGTGAGGTTGGTGCTTTGGGCGAGCGAGAACCGCACCAGCGGCGATCTGGCGGGATTGACCGACGAGGATATCGAGCTGGCGGTGGACTGGCATGGTGATCCTGGCGCGTTGATTGCCACTTTGGAGGCGGTGGGTTTCCTCGATGGCCCCGAAAAAAGCCGGGTGATTCATGACTGGTTGAAGCATCAACCCTATGTTGCCGGTGCTGAAGATCGCTCTGCCACGAGCCGATTTGCTGCGCTGATCAAGCATCGCGGGCTTGAGGGCGCGATTCAAAAAATGCCTGATTTCTACGAGGCTAACAAATATCGCTACCAAACACCTACCACCGGCAGCCAAAACACTGCCAACGGCATGGCAACGGCAAGCAAAACGTCTGCCCCAGTTCCAGTTCCAGTTCCAGTTCCAGTTCCAGTTCCAGACCAAGAAGGCGCTGACGCGCCGCCACCGGCTGATGAGCTATCGCTGGAAGACGAGGGAAAGCACAAGACTCAAGACGAACCGCCGCCACAGAAAAAAAAGAAAGGGGCGGCGAGGGAACGGAACGAATTGCTGGATGTGCTGGCCGTGGTGGGCGGCGGTAATGTGGAGACAGTGACGCGGGCCATGTGGGGCGAGGCGGCCAAGGCGCTGAGCGACATCAAGGTGGTGTGCGTGGATGTGACGCCGGAGATGATCGGCAAAGCGGCGGAGGCTTACCGGCGGGAATGGCCCAAGGCTTCGCTGAGTCCATCGGCCTTGGCAAAGCACTGGAGCCAGTTTGCGCCCGGCGCGAAAAAGGAAGGCGGGCGCACAGCGCAAGGCGTGGCGGAGCCGACATGGAACTGGCGGCGGGTGGCGCGTGAACTGGGCTTGTGCGCAGAGAATTGGGCCATGCTGGAGCGGGCGGATAAAATCAAAATCCTGCGCAAGCAGATGGAGGGCGTGAGGCCATGATGACCAACGAAGAATTGCAGGAGCAGGAAAAACGAGAGCAGGAGGCTGCCAGCCGTGATGTGCGGCTGAATGTGGCGCTGCCATGGTCGAAGGAATCCGAGGAATGGATGCTGGGCATGCTTCTCAATGCGCTCGACCTGGATCAAATCGGCGAAGTGTGGCAGGCGCACGGCCGGCGGCTGCGCAATGACCTGTTTGAGCATGTGCATAATAGAACGGTGTTCCTGCTGATTGAAGAACTGGCGGTGTCGGGCCAGCGGGCGGACGTGGTGACGTTCACCGGGCGGTTGCGGCATCGGCAGGAGCTTGAAATGGTGGGCGGCGCGGCGCGGATTTCTGATCTTTACGCGCAAATGCTGCCTGCCACGCCCGCGATGATGGCGCATCACATCGCCATGCTGGAGGAAATGAGAGCGAGGCGCGGCATGCTGAAGGCAGCGTGGTCGATGGCAGCAGCGGCTACGGACACGACGCAGGCGTGGAAGGCGGCAATCGAGAAGGCGGAAGGCGACCTGTTCAACCTGCATGAGCAGAGCACCAAACGCGGCACGCGGCACATCAAGGAAGTCGTCAACGAAGTGGTCACAGAGATTCAACTGGCTTACCAGAACAAAGGCCACATTGCAGGCGGTGTGCAGCTTGGCTTCACCGATCTTGATCGTGTGATCATGGGACTCAAAACGGGCTTGTTTGTCATCGCGGCGCGGCCTTCACGCGGCAAAACGGTGCTGGCCTGCCAGATCGCGCTGAACGTGGGCACGGGGCGCGGGCATTACCACGAGTTCAAACAGGCTCCCATTCCGGTGCTGTTCTTCTCACTGGAGACGACGGACCGCGCTTTGACACGGCGCATGCTGCTGAATGAATGGACGGTGCCCATTTCCAAGGCCCGGGACGGGCTGATGTCGCGGGCTGAGCAGGACAAACTTGGCGGTGCGGTGGCAGAGTTGAAGCGTTCTCAAATCTGGCTGCATGAGTCCTTTGGCATGACGATTCAAGAACTGCGAGCCACCGCCCGCATGCAGATTTCCCGGCTGCCGGAGCGCACGGACGGCCTGCCCAAGTGTGTGGTGCTGCTCGATTACCTGCAACTTCTCAGCAGCAGCTCACGCCGGGCGCAGCAGTCGCGCCAGATTGAGATCGCGGAGATCAGCATGGGATTGAAGCACCTGGCGCATGAGTTTGACATCCCTGTGATCACGCTGGCGCAGTTGAATCGCGATGGCGACAAGGCGCGGCCAGGCATGGCGGACTTGCGCGAGTCGGGCCAGATCGAGCAGGATGCGGATTACATCGGCATGATCTGCGATGCGCCCGAAGAACTGACGCAGGGAGAAGACGGGCTGCCGAGCGAGCAGGAATACATGGGTTTCGACCTCGCCAAAAACAAGGACGGCCCCACGACCACCGATGGCGCTCCGTTGGTGTTCCCGTTTGACAAGAGCATCTTCCGACTGCGCAGCATGGGCGACTCGCTGCTGAGCAACAACACCCGCGATTACCAGCCAGGCTATGCCAAGAAACCCAAGGCCAGCAAAAAGGAATCCGGCAAAAACTGGCGCGACAAGTCCGCGCCCGCCGGTGCCAGCCTGGCCGATTTTGACGACTGATTTTCAAACCCAAACCAACACCACATCATGCCCAACAAACTCAACACCTACATCGACCCGCTGAAACTTCAGGGGGCCGTGCTCATGAATCTCAAAGACAAGAACGGACAGCCGACTGAATGCCTGGTGATCCCGCTCAAAAATTCGCGCATTCGACGCTCGGAGAAAACGGGCAGGCTGGGTTTGTCGATGGATCATGTGCCGAACAGGGACGGCAAAGATGATTTTGGAAACACGCACTGGATCAAGGAGAGCACGACCAAGGCGGAGCGTGAAAGTGCCAATCCGCCGGATCTGCCGTTTCTGGGCAATTCCAAGGAGTATGAGGCGGGCGGGCAGCGCACGGCGCGGCCGGCCGGGGGTGCTCTGGTGACGCAGGAGGCCGTGGACGGGCCGCTGAGTGAGGGGATGGAAGATGATGACATTCCCTTCTGATCCGCAGATTGCGCCGATTCCAAACCGATTTTTCAAACCTGATGTTTATGACTGAAACACTGACCACGACGGAGCTTGGGTTGACTGTGCCGGTCAAACCCGGTGAGGAATGGCGCGAGCACACGGCGGAGCGGTGGAAGCTGCGCGATCCTGAAGGGTTTGAGTTTGCGCTTTATTTGGTGCGGGAACTGGGCCTGACCAATAAATCCAAGATGGAGGAATTGGTGAGCCAGCATCGCAAAGCGCGAGGGCTTGAGGGGATTTCACGCAACTCGATCATCGCGCTGTTCAATGATCGGCATGAGTTCAAGCCGGGAGAGATTGACGACATCATCAAACGGCGTTCGGCGCTGCTGTCGGCGGATGCTTTGGATAAGATCGAGGAGCTGCTTTACACGGCCAAGGCTGCCAAGGATCTCGGCGCGGCGGCCATGGCGCTGACGGCGGTTTACAACGTGAAGCAGCTCAGCAATGGCGCGGCCACACGGATCAGCGGTAGCACGCAGGATGGCGTGAAGGCCAAGACCTTTGATGACTTTGTGAAGATGGCTCGAGCTAAACAACTCAAGGACGCGCCACCCGCCGTGGAGGTGGAGACGGTGCCGGTGGCGGGTCGAGAATTGGAGACTGTGAGACGGGGAGAAGAGGAGAACAGATGATTATGCCGAAACGATTCGCAATAATAAGATGACTGACGAAGAAAAACTGGCGTTTGAACTGCTGGCGGAAACGCAGAGGCCGCATGGGATGCTGCCTGCGTTGACGGTGGAGGAGCTGATGGCGCTCGAGGGCGAGGATGCGCTGCGGGCGGTGCAGGCGCGGGCGGAGTGCATTCAAGAGGCGAATGATGATCCCTACAATCACGGCTGGTTCTTCCGCTCGTGGGATGATATTCTGTGGGAGACGTGCCGCCTGCGGGTGGATAATCCAGGGGTGCCGGTGACGTTGGGTATTGGTGGCTCGAATGGCTCGGGCAAGACGATGGCGCTGGGCCGGTTCTACTCGCTGGCGATGGAGCAATGCGAGCCGACGATGCCGGAGCATCAACGCACGTTCTGGACGTTCAGCTTTGATGATGACAAGTCAGCGGAAGTGGTGGAGGCGGCGCTGCGTTTCTGGCAGCCGAATGATTACAAGACGGAAACGGGACGGCTCAAGAAACTGGCAAGCCAGAAGATGGCCTATGATCGGGCGGGAGGATTCACGAACAACGAGTGTCTGGTGATGACCGGGGCGGTGTGTCGCTTCAAGACATGGGCGCAGGACATCGGCAAACTCGAAGGCCCGAGGCCGACCACGGTGTGGGGTGATGAGCAAGTGCCGGTGATGGTGCTGGAGGCGGCGGAGAATCGACTGCTGACCGCCGCAGAATACACGCATGAGTGGATTCCCAAGTGGAAGGAACTGCTGGCGCAGAAAGAGCGTGATCCTGATCTGTGGTTTCCGCGTGATCTGATTGGCCGCGTGATGGTGGCGGTGCAGTTCGTGACTTACACCTTCCGCGATGGTTACACGGAAACGGTGCGCTGGTTCATGGACAAGGCGGTGACCATGAAGGAGATCGAGGCCGATCCTGAACTGCTGCCGCGCTGCGATGACCAGGGCCGTGTTCTGGGTGGTGAGAAGCTGCCGTGCGTGGTGCATTGTGCGCAGCCGACGCGGCGCTTCATGTGGATCTACGCGTGGCAGAATCCGCTGGGTGGCAACTGGGAAGGCATGAAGAAGGCCGAACTTAAAAGCCCGAGGGCGAAGAAACTGTGGAAGTGCTACGGCATCGCCGAAGGCACGGCAGATTCGCCGTTCCCGAACTTCAACGTGCAGGTGCATGTGCGTCCGGTGCCGCAATGGCTGCCGCCTTACGAGCTGGGAACGTGGTGGATGTCACAAGATCCCAACGCCAGCGGTGGCCGCGCGTGGTTCCAACTGTGGGCCTTCGTTCTGGGCGAGGCTTACGGCAAGATGCACCCCGGCGACATCTTGATTGCGCATGAGTATCCGCAGACGAGCGACATCGTGAGCGTGCCGGGCGCGGCGCTTTACACGGGCGAGGATTGCGAGTGGGCGCAGAGCGGTGGCAAGAACGGGCTGGGTGTCAAAGGCAACGCGCAGAAGCAATGGCCCTGCGGTTATGAGTTCCGCGCTGCCGAGATCCGCCGCATTGAGGCCAAACTGGCCGACTGGCAGGGCGTGAAGGACATGAAAGGCCCGCATGAGCGCAGCATGCTGGACATCTACGGCAGACGCATTTCCGACAGTCGCAGCACCAACACGCAGGTGGAAGGCCAGGAGGAAAGCAAGACGATCATAGAATGGATGGAGGACAACCACCTGTATTTCATGCAGGCCGGGGGCAATGCCGCCGCTGACAACGTGCTGAGCGGGGAGCAGAACATCAACAGCATGCTGATGTGGGATCGCGAGCGCGGCGTGATCCAGCCGAACGGCTGGATTGAGTTTGACCCGCAGCACGGGCGCGGCCCCGGCCTCTGGATCGCGCAGCATTGCACCAACCTTATCGGTGCCTTGCAGAACTACCCTGGCTATGCCGTGGCGGGGAGTAGCGGCAGCGCTTGGAAAGACCCGATTGACACTTTGAGGATCTTGCTGGCGGCGAGGCCGGAGCATGTGGGCAAGAGCTGGGCCGTGGAACGCGGCGGAGTGGGCTGATGAATGACAAATGACGAAACCCGAATGACGAATTTGAAAACCAACACGATAAACACCATGCAACCGACACCACCACCCACGAAGAAAACCAAGGCGATTCTGGCCGCTGTCAGTTTGCCGGCCAAACCCGTTGCCGTGCCTGCGGCGACTGAGCCCGAACTGATTTACTGGAGTGAAGTTCTGGAGATCGGCAGGCGGGCGAGGGTGGGAGAGCACACCGCCCGCAAGCTGCTGTGTCTGCCTAGCTCCCCTTATGCCACCGCCAGAATTGTGTTGAAAGGGTGCGGGATTGCGCGTTACAATCGGCGCATGGTGCTTGAGGCGATGGGTTTGGCGGATTCCGCCGGGCCTGTCCGGTGATTGCTTGTTTGTAAACCCGCCTCCTGACTGCCATGACTGACGAAGAAACACTGCATGTGGTTGAATCCACGGAAACCCTGGATGCTTCCTGGGTGGTCGATGAGCTGCAAAGCGCTCTCACCGACATTGGCGATTGGATCACCAACGCGCAAACGCACGAGCGCACGGCGCTGTGCCTGTGGGACGGGCAAAGCGAAGACGGTCAAAAGTGGGCGAAGAACTACGGGCGCAAGGTGTATCCGTTTGATGGCTGCGCCGACTCGCGCGTGCATGTGAGCGGGGCGGCCGTGGATGAGCTGACCATGCTGGAAATGCTGGCGGCGGATTCGGCCAAGGTGCAGGTGATCGCCATGGAAAGCAGTGACGCGGCGGCCAGCAAGCGCGTGGAAACGCTGATGAAATACGAGACGCGGCAACGGTTGCGGAATGAACTCTGGCGCGAGCGCAACTTTGCCAAGCAGATCAAGCACACCTTCGGGCATGCGGTGATGCACATCGGGTGGGAGGAGCGCATGGGCACGGCCCGGGCTAAACTGACCGCGCAGGATTTGACCGATGACCTGACCAATCAACTGCTGGCCGAGGCCAGGGCCGCCGCACAAGATGCGGGCAAGCCTGCGGATGAGCAGGGCGAGGTGCTGAGCCCGGAGCAGCGCATGCTGATTGCCGATCAAGCGGCGGTGCAAATGGAGGAACTGCTTGGGGCGGAGGATCTAAGCCGAGTGGTGAAGATGATCCGTCAACGGCATCCGCTGCTGAGCACGGCGCGGGCGCGGCGGGTGGCGCGTGAGATCGCCAAGGCGGGCGATGATCCGGTGGAGTTTGCCGCGCCGTATCGCAAACCCGGCAAGCCTTGCGTGAAAGCGCTGCTGCCGGGCTTTGATGTGTTTTATCCGTGGTGGGTCTATCGCATCGACGCCAGCCCGTGGACGGCACGCGTGGAGCGCTACTCCGAGCCGGAACTGCGGGCCATGGTGAAAACGGAAGGCTGGAGCCAGAAGGCGGTGGACGCGATGATTACCATGGGGCCAACGGCGGTGGTGGACACGGCAGTGCTTGAGCGCACGCTGCAAAACGTGAGTCATTGGATGTTCAACGAACCGGCGCGGATGACGATGGCGCAGCGCCTCGCCAGCAAGGAGCGCACGATGTATGAAGCACTTCACATCACCGTGCAGACGGTGGATGAGGAAGGTTTTCCAGCCACGCAGGAGATCGTGCTGCATCCGTCTCTGGTGGGCAGTGAACGCCGGGGCAAGGGGGAAGAACTCATTTTCAAGAATGCGCTGGTGGATTACTATTTTGAAGGCGGGTGCTATGTGGAAATGCGGCGCGAGTATAAACCGGCCCGCAGCCTGTTTGAGAGTCGCGGGGTGCCGGAACTGGTGGGCACGCATCAAAGCCTCGTCAAGCGCGGACGGGACGCCAGCATGGACCGCACGAGCTTTGCTACGAATCCGATTGTGAAAGTGAACTCGCGCCGGGCCGGCAGCGGTGCGCGGTGGGATTACGAACCAGGCAGCAAGCTGAGCATCGGCCCTGGAGATGTGGCCGAATACATGCAGCCGCCCCGGCTGGATCAAGGCACGCTGCTGGATGAGGGCGCGATTCGCCGCGATGGCGCGAACCTGCTGGGCCTCTACCATGCGGAACTGCCGCAAGCCAAACTGCAAATGCACCAGCAGTGGACGGTGACGAACGCGCTGATGGAAGAGCGCGAGATTCTGCTGCGCATTCTGGGCATGGATCAGCAATTCATGGAACCGCTTTATGTCAGCCGGGTCATGGGCAACGGGCCGATGCCGTTTCAGGTCACGCGGGAAGAGATCGCGGGCAGTTTTGACTTTGTGCTGGAGTTCGATGTGAAGAGTCTGGACATGGAGTATCTGGAAAAGCGCTGGAGCGCCTTGAAAGACGCCTTCAGCATCCCCGGCGTGGCCGGGCAGGTGCCCACGGTGCCGGTGGTGAGCTGGCTGCTGAACAACATCGACCCCGGCCTGGCCGATCTGGTCACGGGCAGCCTCACGGAGCGCAACACGCAGCAGGCCGAAGAAGAGAAGGCCGCGCTGGCGATGATGCTCACCGGCATTGAGCCGCGAGTGACGGAAGACATGGATGCCAGCACCCGACTGGCCGCCATTCAGGAGCAGATGCAGACGAATCCGAGCGTGAATGCCGCCTATCAACAGGGCGGTGCTTTCACGGACATGCTGAATGCCCGCATGCAGGCGTTCCAGTTCAGCATTCAGCAGCGCACCGAGAACGCGCAGACGGGACGGACGGGATGGAAGCCGGTGATGGCGGAAGCGGCGTGAGTAGAGTTTACAGTGGTTGACCGTTGTTGACGATGGTTGACGGTAGTTTTAAAATCAGAAGCTTATGAATCGAAGATCCTTTTTTGGCAGACTGGCGGCGGCCTGCGCGTTGCCGTGGTTCAAGCCACGCCCGCAAGAGATTTGCCGCACCACGGGAGTGGGTGCCTTTGCATTGCCTGTGCAGAATGTTGAAACCGTGTTTGGCACGGTTCAAGTGCTGCCGAATCGCTACCTTGTCGACACTCAGGCAGTGCTGGCAAAGATGAAGCGTGATCTGGAAATGACGCTGCTTTCAGATGATCCGAATCCGCCTGGCTGGAGTCAGGAAAGGCTGGAACGAATTGAAGAGCTTCGCCAATCTTACACACCTGGGTGGCTGCTGCCGAATGACCAGCGGGCAGGAGTGCCCGCGCTCCCTTCCCAATCATGACCAAGTCTAAGACCAAAAAGAAACCCTTGTTTCTCATCGAGACCTGCCTGGAAACCGGCCCGATGACGGACGCCGAGATGCGCGAGGTGCTGGCGGACACGCGGGAGCGGGTGGAGATCCGCGCCGTGATGAGTTTGCTTGAGTGCTACATTGCCGAAGCAGGCGCGGAGGCCGATGCACGCGGCGTGGAAACGCGGGTGAGGGATGAAGCCTGCGGAGCGCGGCGGATGCTCAAGGAGCTGCGGGCAGAGATGATTGAAATGACGCGTCCCAAGCCGCCGGAGAAGAAGGCGGAGTGAGGCACAATCAGCGGGCAGGAGTGCCCGAGATCCCCTCAAAGCCCGGTGTTTACCGGGCTTTTTTGT